GATATACTAGGAGTAGTATTAATTTTCCATTCTCCAGTTGTGCTGTCTGTTTCCCCAAAAACTGTTGGTGCTTCAATTGCTCCATCTATTAAATTTACGTGACTTAAAATTCCATCAAAATAATTGCCACTATTTCCATCTGAACCTATATGTAAAGTTGTAGATGCTTGATTTGGTCGCATATCTAAATTTTGTGCAGGGTAACTTGCTGTATCAAAAGCTGTTTCTTGAACACCATTAACATACAATTTTATTCTATTAGATGATGTTCCTTGTGTAGTGTCAAATTGATAAACTAAATGATACCAAGCTGATGTGTCTCTAAATTTTCTAGTAGTTATTAAATTTGCTGTAGTATTACCATCATTTTTTTGAATATATTCAAGTCTATCGTCAGATAAAAAATCTATTTTACCTCTAAAATTACCACTAGAATAATTGCCTAGTAAAACTTGTTCTGCACCTATTTTTGATTTTTTTACCCACATTGAAACAGTAAATTTATCTGGATTAGTTGGTGATGAACTTATTGATCTTGATAATGTTGTATTAGCCATTAGTTAAATTGTCCTCCTCCTGTTGCACCGAAGCTAGAAGTTAAACTAAACGCACGATCTACTGTCTGTCCTTCAGCGTCTGTAATTCTTAATGTAAAATTATATGTTGTTGGTGTAGTTGAACTACCACCAAAATCTGATGTAGTAATTGCACCTGTTGAACTATTTAATGTACAGTTAGCCTGAGAAGCGTTTGTTAAAACACTTGTTACTTCAGAAAATGATATTGTACTATCAGATGATCCAGCAACTGTTGCAACTGTTCCTGAAAAATTACCAGCAATAGTTCCTAATGATCCTGCTGCTGTACTAAATGTAGGAGCTGTAGAAGCTGTAATAATATTGTTTGTACTTCTTCCAGCATTACCATCTGGGTTTTCAATTCTAACATAATAGTTTCCTGAAGCTAAAGTACAATTAACTGAAAGTGATGTTGCACTTGAAAATGAAACTGTATTTGCTCTAGTCACAGCACCAGTAGAACCATTAACAAAGTCTACTTGTGGTATTGATACAAAGTTTGTACCTGTAATAGTTATAGTTGTAGCTGTTGCAGGTGCTATTGTTTGTGATACATTAGCTACAGTTGGTTTAGTTTCTGTTGCATCTATCCAAGATAATTGGTTTGTACTTGAACCTGCTGTAGCAAGTACTTGTCCATTTGTTCCTACTGATGTAGGTAATATCAATGTGTATGATTGACCAGCAGAATGAGCTGGTGCTTGTATTGCAACACCATGTGAATTTTGTGAGCAGTTTAAAGTAATTTTACCATCAGCTGATGATCCATCACCTTTAGCTGTAAGTGCTGTAGCTTGTATTGTTTTATCAGATATAACACTAGGTAATCTAGCATTGTCTAATGTACCTGCTGTAATGTTTCCTGCATTTATAGCAGCAACATTAAATGTACCAAATGCAACTAAATCTAAAGTATCACCTGCTGTAGCTCCTGATGCAAGAACAACAGAACTACCTGATGTTACTGTAACGTCAGTTCCATTAACAAGTTTTACACCATTTAGATATACATCTATGAATGGAGAATCATATGTTAAATTTTGTGAATTATTATCATTACCTGTAAATGTTGTTTGTCCACCAGATGCAGTGTATGTAAATCTTTGAGATGTACCATTAACTGAAGATCCAGCAGCTGCCCAACCAGATGATTTGTAAACTTTTAATTCATTAGCAGTAGTGTCGAAATATAGGTCACCCACATCCAACGAACTCGTAGGTGCTGATGATGCTATTCTATATCTGTTAGCAAATGTATTAACATCTGCAATGTTTGTTGCAGTCGTATTTATGTTTGTTGCATTAGATGCTACTGAGTTTACATTTGATATGTTTGTAGCAACTGTATTTACATTAGTAATATTTGTAGCAACTGTAGAAACTTCTGTTGCTTTAGGTTGTAGTCTATGAAAATCGTAAGTGTTTAAAGTAGATGTTGCTTCTACGATAGCACCAAATCCAGCTGTTAAAACTGTAGTTCCACAATTATTAATTGTAACTGTATTTGATCCTTGACCATTAGCTATTGTTACAGTTCCTGTAGATGGTGTTCTTGTACTACTAATAGCTTGAATACTAACCAAAACTCCAGCTCCTGGATTAGTTGATGGAAAAGATGTTTCATTATCTATTGGAACAAATCCACCAACATCATCTATAAGATCTACTATTCTAGCATTGATTGCTCCTGTTGTTGCAATCTTTGTATCTCCTGATGACCATGTATCACCTGAAGATATTGTTTCTGTTGAATCTTGTCTAAAGTATCTAGCATCAGAAGCTGATGTAGTAAACAATGTAGTATCACTAACTGAATGACCAGAATGTTCTGAGTTTGTAACTAATACTGCATCTGCTATTTTAGCAGCAGTAACTGCATCATCTGCAATTTTTGCAGTTGTTACATTAGAATCTGCTATCTTAGCTGTAGTTACATTAGCATCTGTAATTTTAGAAGTTATTACAGAGTCAGCTGCAAGTTTAGCACTTGATATAGAACCATCTGGTAGTGTAACTGTTTTACCAGATATATCCAATGTACTTGCTAACTTATCTCCAGTAACAGCTGCATTAGTTATTTTAGCTGTAGTTACTGCATTTGATTTAAGATTACCAGAATCTATTACATCTAATGGTATTGAATTATTTGTTTGAGATAATGCTGCAAGATATATAACTAAAGTTTCACTTTGCAAAGAACCTGAATCCCAAGTTACGTTTACAGTTGTATTTGTTGAAAATGATGAGCTAGATATAGTTCCAACTATTGTTCCTGTTGAAGATCCAACAGCTTTAATTCTTCTATTAGCATGATAAACAGAAGTAACATTAGCTCCTGCTACTGTAAATGATGTACCACTTGCATATGCAAATGTATGTGCACCATCACCATCACCATAAATTACCCATTGAGAGTCATTATAAAACTCTCGTATATCAGCAGTAATAGCTCTAAAAGCATTGTTAATATTTGAAGGCAACATACCTTCAGCAATGCTAACACCTCCTACTGAAGTATTATTACTAGCTGTTGTACTATAATCTTTTATTCCTGCCATTTAATCTCCCATAAACCATACGAAAGCTTTATCACTTTCAGTATTATTTTTATTAATAAGTTCGTTCACACTTTGTTCTAACTGTCTTTGAAAAAACTCTTGTGATTCAAATGAATATCTTACATTATCTATATCGTTTACATCACTCATCTTATACCTGCTCTAGTTGTTATGAAATCAACACCTTGTGCATGTGTAAAGTTTGTACCTGCTGGTATTTTTACATTGGCTCTTATGTATCTACCAGATTTTCTTACAGGATTCAATCCACTAGCATTTTGTGTAACAGAAGAAGAAGCTGTTTCATCATCTGCTATTCTTTCTTTTGTTTTAACTGTTAATGTAGATACTGCATCTACTATAGGTCTTACGCCTGTTATATTAGCTCTAAGTCCAGGAAAAGGTTCTAATTCTGCTGTTTCTATTTCACATTCATTAGAATTACCTGAAAATATAGCTGCTTTGAAGTTTTGATCTATAGCTCCTAAAAACATTTGACCACCATTCCAAAAGTCTGTATCTAATGCAGCATTAATATCTTCTAAGTTTTCAGATATAATATCCATTAACTCAACTGTAAAAGCTCCTACAAATTGTGGAAATATAACACTTGTTTGAGCTTCTGCTAATGACCATTTTTTAGTTGCATAGTTATATATAATAATTCTATCACATAATCCTGATGCACCTGTATTAGCTTTACTTGGATATGCCCACATAGCTAATTGATTAAATGGATCTGTAGCTGCTTTAATTCTATCTGTATATGCTTTGTTAAGATCAAGATCAAAAAATCTATTTACTTTTTCTGCACCAATAGGTGATATTGTATCTCCTGATAATTGATAGAATCCATCATCAGAATAAAAGAATACATTTCTATTATCTTGACAAACTGTTTGTCCATAAACAGCTCCTCTGTTTGGTGATATAACTGATAGTCTAAATACTACTGATCCACCAACAAAGTCCATACGAATGATTTGATTTTGTCTAAATACATATCCTATCTCACCAGATGTTATATGTACTATCTGTCCACCAGAACCTGGTAAATCTTGAAAGTCTGCTTGTTTACCTTGCCAAGTAGCAATATCATTTATACCTGACCATTGTATTCTATTAGTATTATTAGTATGGTTTCCTGTAACAAAAAAATCTCTAATAACTCCTGATACTCTAAACACAGGTAATGTTCCTGCTGTAACTATAGAACTAAGATTAGCAAAGTTAGTTGATGTACCCATTAAATAATATTGTGGTGCATCTACTCCATTACTAGCAATTACATGATTACCAAATTGTGTAAATGTAACAAAGTCTGTATCTGTACCAGATAATCCTGATTTTCTAGATGTAAACGTACCTGATGCTAATTGATATAAATTAGAATTAGTTGCTACAAAATTAAAGATATTATTTGAGTTATCTCTAAATGATCCAGCACCTCTAGCATTTGTACTTGTTGTATTGGTGCTATAATTTACAAGAGATGGAAATCTCTTATAAGTATTAAGTGCATGATATACATTAGTAGCTACATTAGCACCTGGTTTTAAATGTTCAGGTTGATCAGGTAGCCATTCTCCAAAAGGTACTTGCATTATCTATTCCTATAAAATGATAAATCTGTTTGTACATCTGTTCTTTGTGTAACAGGTGCACCTCCATATGTATCATGTCTATCGTTATTTTCACATCTTTCTAATGCAGTAGAATACATCTGTAACCATTGTGATAGTTGTGTTTGATCTATTCCACCAAGAAAGTTAGCTGCATGATACAAAGATCCATACAAATATATTGCTGGATGTTTTGCTAAGATATAATTTGATGTATTAGAATCACTAAGCTCTGATATAGCTTTATAGTATGATAACTTCCCAGTATAAGAAATATCAGGAGCAGGACCAAATCTGAATTTTTCAACTTCATTGTCGCTCTCTATAGTATAACATCTTGGTCTACCAGTTCTTGATCCACCTTTTATTTCAAACATATTATGTGGTGTAATATATTCTAATGGATATTTAGTTGATGATGATAATATATAAAATGATCTTACAGCTAAAAAACCTGTAGGAACATTTACTTGTTCAGCATTAATGGTAACATCATCTTGTTGTTCCATTTGTCTGATTCTTAACTTAGCATTAAAGTCAGCTTCTGTTAGTTTAATAAAATCATCTTGTATCTCAGTAGTGAGATCTGATCTATTTAAGAAGTTTGCAATAGATGCTTTTAATTCTGAATATGTTGATAATGCCATTATAAATTCCCACTAGCTGTTCTAAAATATCTAAACTCATTACTATTAAGTTTAGTTCTCATAATTTTTCTTTGTATTTCTTTTGGTAATGCAAACCAGTTATTGCTACCATTGTATTCTTTCGCCCAGATCTGTAGTACTAATGGTGGTACACTAGCTACT